TGAATGGGGTTCAGAAGAAATAGCCATACAGTATGAACACCCTGTAAGAGGTGGTCGTGCGAAGTACTATCCTGATTTTGTAGTGAAATGGACGAACGGTCAAATAAAACTTATAGAAGTTAAACCGTACATACAAACCCAAAGACCTAATAAACCTTCTAGACAATCTCAAAAATATTTAAAAGAAGTTATGACTTATGCGGTTAATCAAGAAAAATGGTCTGTAGCAGAAAAGTTTTGTAGCAGAAACAATATGACTTTTGAGATATGGACAGAAATTAAATTAAAGAAGTTTGGTATTTTAAACTGGGAAACAGATAAAGGTGTACTAATGCAAGAAGGTCAAAGCGCTAGTAAACCTAAAATGAAACACCTTACACGTAAAACACCTAATAGACCTAAAAGAAGATCTTAAGAAGTAGGCGCTGAAGAGAAAGAAAGAACTCTTTCTGCTTGTGGTTTCAGTTTATTCAGAATCATATTGTTTGTAGTTTGTTGATTATTTTGGAAGTTAGTGAAGGATTCTCCAGTAGCTCTGGCATTAATCATTTCGTTTCTTTCTTGTTTCTTTTGTTCATCTGTTAGTTGTGTATTGTTGTCAACAGCTTTTAAATAACCTTCATAAGAACTCGCATTACTTAAAATTTCATTATCAATTTTTTTCGCGTTTAACTGACTACTTAAACCCGCTTCCATCTCAGCTAGATCTTTTTGCGCTTTATTTAAATATCTTTGGTTCTTATTTCTAGTATAATCTGATTTAGAATTCGCGACAGCTTCTTCTTTTCTTATAACATTAGCTCTCGCTTCATTAATATCTTTTTCTGCTTTTTTGAATCTCTCGTCTGCTGATAATTCCATACCCAAAGCGTCTTTAATATTAAAAACCGCATCATCCCAAGAGCTCTTTACCCAGTTCCAAATACTTTTAAATATATCACCTATACTTTCAAAAATAGGATCTAAAAATTTCTTTACGCTTTTTTCTACGCTATCTAAAGTTTCATCACTAAGAAGACCTAACGTCAACATATTCAAAAGAGATTTAACAAAACCCCCTAGTCCAGCTGATAACGCTTGAGATATATCTCCAGATTTTTCAAATTCATCTACACCTGCGCTAAAGCCATCAAAAATTGACTTTAACGCTACTATAGCTGCAAGAGCTATTCCTAACGGAACTAAAACTGCGGAAAGAGTAGGTGCTAGAGTAGCTAGCATAGTAGTTAACGCTGCTTTACCACCTACAGCTGCAAAAACTGTCCCTAGACCTGATGTAATAGTACTTATAGCGGTAAAAATTGGTCCTATTGCACCAGCAAAAGAAGTGACGGCGCCGGCTAATTTAATAGCTGCAAGAGCAACTACAGCTTTAGCTAACATACTTTCTGATTCTAATAAAGCACCAGCAGCACCTAATATCCCGCCTGACATATCAGATATACCACCAAGGAAGTCTCCTTCTAGTATTTTTATAAAACCACCGAAAGTTAATTTAATATTAGGCCATGCATTTTTTAAAGCTGTAGCTAAATTTGAAAATTCTGTGCTTAAAAATTTTATAATACCTGAAACAGTATCGTTAATATCTAGTGCTAGTTTATTAATTTCGCCATCTGTAAGACCCATAAAAGATCCAATAACAGTAGCTAACCCTGCTGATAGTCTTTCACCGAAGGTAGCGCTTTTACCAAAAATTTCATCGGCTTTATTCCAACCTTCAAGAAACTTTATAAAACCAACTGTAGCTAAACCAACAGCGAGAATTTTTTTCAAGAAATCCCAAAAACCACCAGCTGCTTTCGCAACTTTATTTAAACCTAAGGCTTTTCCTAAATCTTTAAAACCTTTTTTAATATCACCAAAACCTGTACTAATACTCTTTAACCTATCAAAGAATTCAGATTTAAAATCTACACCTAAAAATTTACTTAAACCTGCCGCGGTGTTATCAGGACCTTTGTCCATCATATTTTGTATAGCTCTTCTCTGTTTTTTTATTTCATCACCAGTACTTTTAGTTAAAGTCTTAAAACTTTCCGCTGGAAAAGCTTTCTGGCTTTTATCATATGCGTCAGTCAATTCTTTTTGAGAAGCGTTTTGTTTTGTTAAAACTTCTTTAATTTCGTTTAAAGTTTTTAGTTCTGGTGAATTAGCCATTATTATTTTTTCATCTTTTCGTTTTCTTCTTCTATGTGATGTTTAAGCAATGATACGTAAACTTCCCTCTCCCATGGCATCATATTTTCTATTTCAGCTATAGACCAATTATGATGTTGCTTCATACTGAAAATTAATCTGTAATAATTAACGAGATCAATATGAGAGAGGCATATTAGAAAAAATCTGCTAGACCCTCCAATTTAATATTATTTTCTTCACTACAATTTTTACATACAAAATCTAACTCATATGTTACTTTTGGTGTACCTGTAATGTAGTCTTGTAATTCCTTAAATTGTGTAGAAGTTAATTGATTAATAATATCTACAACATCTTGTGTATCACTTAAACCAATATTAATAGTCTCTTCTCCGTAAAAAACTTTTTCTACGTTTTTAGCTATAAACTCAATAATACCATCTGCATTATTCTCTACACCAGTATAGCTATCAATATCTGGTGTTTTCATATGAAAAGCAAGATCATCTGTAATTTTAATATTAGTTTTAAAATCTTCTAACCCTCTAACATCTACTTTAGTGAGATCAATACTTGCTTCATTTCCTTCTTCACAACTACTACATTTTAATAACAGATTAGCTGTTTCTCCAACTGAAATAGATCTTATTTTTAAAAACAAATATTCTACATCAAATGCAGCTAAATCTTTTATATCAGCTCCATTAACACAGTTGCTTATAACAGTTTTTAAACTGTCTACCATTTGTGTTGGGTTTTTAGATTCTGATGCTATTAAGAGAATTTTTTCATCACCAACTTTAAACGGAGTAATACTTACTTCTTTCTTTGTAGAAGGAATAATTTCTCTATAAGTTGGGGTATTAAGTTTAATATTTTTTAGCTGACTCATTATTTGATCCTTTCATAATTAAAATACTTAAACGTCATAGATAATCTAAGTATATCAGCGTCCGCGGATTGTAATTCTTGTACACCTACGTTTGTAGGGTAAACTTCTGTAAATCTGTATCTAGCTGTTTCAGAAGACCAGCTTTGATTATATTTCGATATTTCCATACTACCAATATAATCGGAATAATAACCATGTTGTTTATTGAACGAATTAAAAATAACATCTTGCCATTGTTCAAAAAACCTTCTTTCACTTAAAGTTTCTGTACTGTAATAAACTACAGTCAAGTCACCGTGTTGGTGTCTTATACCAATTTGTCTTGACTCACCATAATCTCTGTACTCAGTACTTAGAATATCTCTACCAGGTAATTGACATGATTCACAGAATAGATTAAGCGATTCCATTCGCCCTTTTTGATTAGTTAACACACCACCAATAGTAGGTAATTGTAAATTTGTATTAAGTACAGTGTTACCTAAATCTAAAACTTGATTGATACCGTCGACGGCATTATCTAATGCATCTAAACCAGGTAAGTTAACATTTACCTTCAATCCTCCTCTAGACAGAAGATTAGATATAGCATTACCTGTAGATGTTAACCCTCTAGGAGGAAAAATACTACACATCCATCTATTATTTCTAGCAATACCTTCGCTAGATAGTTTTGCTCTAAACTCACCTAGATTCATGTTCTAGCTCCAATATCTCTCCAAACCTGTTTTTGACCAGCTTTAATAAAATTCTCAAAAGGAAGTTGAATAGCAATTTCCCATTCGTCTTTAGGAATAGTAACAGGTTTTGATCTAACATGTTTAGTTAAATATCTTTTTAAACACAGTTTTGTCATTGGATTGTTTTCCAGGCTCGCTGCAATCCTAGCTAAAGGTGTTCTTCTGTATTCTATTTCTTCCAATAATTTAACTCTTAGTTTAGGTGGTAAATAATGTAAATTTGCTCCATACCATCCATCAGCTGAAATATCTAACATTATGATTAATGGGTAAGCGTCGTAATACTTTAACGTGTCTTTATATTTAGGATCATACACATAAGTCATCATCTTTCCAGGTCCAGGTCTTTCTGCTTTAAGATCTTTTACGACTCTATCATGATTTTTTATGGTTGAATCTTTTCTTACACGGTTTCTGAACCACTCCATGGATTCTTTTGTTCCTAGAGTGATTTCTGCTTTAGCAGCTAATTCTTTATATCTATTAAATAGTACATTAGGCATAAATTATTTATTCCTATTTTTATAATTGTTTTAGGAGATATTAATGCAAGTAGACAACAAGGACGTAATAGAAGCCGGTAGAAACGCATGGAATAAACTATCAATTATAATGGATGAAGACCCAGAACTTTTTGATAGATACGAAGCGTTCAAAGAGTTTTATGAATTATTATGCAGAAAACTGTTCGAAGAGGAGAACTCTTTATAATGCCCACTTATAATTTTATTAATGAAAGAGGTGAACTAGAAGCTCACTTTATGAGTTATTCTAATTTAAATCAGTTTAAGTTAGATAACCCTAAATTAAAACACGTACTTAGTACCCCTTCCTTTATATCAGGTACTAGTGTTGATAGCGGAAAACTACCTGAAGGGTTTAAAGATAGAATGCGCCAACTTAAAAAACAAAACCCTTTATCGAAAGCAGTGGATCATTTAATTTAATGAAAACATTATCGAACGATGAAAAAGCTTTTTTTGAGAAGAAATTAGCTGCGGTAAGAGATAAAGTAGAATTATCTTATGATAATATGGAAGATGGTGATTTTAACTTACCTGACCCTAAACAAATATTTGATTATCTAGATAAATTTGTTGTAGGTCAAGATAAAGCTAAAAAAATGCTTTCTGTAGTAGCTCATAATCACTATAAGAGATTACTTATCTATAAAGAATCAGAGTATGAAACAAAATTAGATAAAACTAATTTAATGTTACTTGGACCTACAGGCTCAGGTAAAACTTTTCTAGTTAAAAAGCTAGCTGAGTTTCTTAGAGTACCTTGCTATATTGCTGATGCTAATAGTCTTACAGCAGCAGGTTATGTAGGTAAAGATGTAGATACACTTATTGAAGGTCTTGTAGACGCGGCTCAAGGTAATTATGATGCAGCAGGTACAGGTATTATTTTCATCGACGAGTTTGATAAGATTGCTAAAAGAAAAGTACCTGGTAAGAACAGAGATGTTGGTGGTGAAGCTGTACAACAAGCTTTACTTAAACTTATCGAAGGTACAAAAGTAGAAGTAGAAAGATCTACAGGATTTGCTAAGGTTAAATTTCAAGTAGATACTGCTAATATTTTAATTATTGTTGGTGGTGCTTTTGTAGATTTAGAAGATATAGTTGCAAAAAGACTTAAAGTTGGACCTACTACTAATTTTGGCTTTGGTGCTGATCTTAATCAATCTACAGCTGACCTAGGTTTACTACATCATGCTAAACCTGAAGACTTAGAAGAATTTGGATTTATTCCAGAAATTCTAGGTCGTATACCTTTAATAGGCGTACTTAATGAGTTGTCTGAAAACGATTTAGTTAATATTCTATCTAAGGTAGAAAATAATTTAATTTTTCAATATAAAGAATTGTTTAAATTTTCTGAAAAGAGTTTAGAATTTGAAGATGAGTCTTTAATTGAAATCGCGAAACTAGCTAGAGAACAGAAAACAGGAGCGAGAGGTCTTCGAAGTATATTAGAGAATGTATTATTAGATCATATGTTTGAATTACAAGATGCGAAGATTACAAAAGATAATGTCAAAAATATTCACACACAACTGGGTAGATCTACCTAAGTTAAAGCAAATTAACACAGATGATGGACGTAGATATGCAGTTAGCGAGAAAATTAAATATCCTTCTATTACAACTGTCCTTAGTAAAACTAAAGACCTTACTCATCTTAAAGAGTGGCGCAAAAGGGTTGGCGAAGAACATGCAAATAAAGTTACAGCTGCTGCAACGACTCGTGGAACGTCTATGCATAAACTTTGTGAGAATTACTTGCTCAATGAAGCTTTGGATGATCTTGGTTCTACTTCTGGTGAGTTACTGTTTAGGGGAATTCGACCTTTCTTAGATAGGATTAGTAATGTACGAGCACTTGAATCAGGATTGTTCTCTCATAAACTACATGTCGCCGGAACTGTTGACTGCGTTGCAGACTATGACGGTGAACTCACAATTATTGACTTCAAAACATCGAAGTCTGTTAAGCGAGAGTCTTATGTACACGACTACTTCATGCAAGGGTGCTTCTACTTTACATCGTTCTACGAATTAACAGGTATGTTACCAAAACAGATATTAGTATTGATATCTGTACAAGACGGTTCTGTTCAAGAGTTTTTTGTTAAAGGTAAAGATATTATCTATTGGACAGAACAATTGAGAGAAAGGATTAATCAATATGAATCTTCTCAAGCCTAGTGATATAGCTAACGCAGCTACAGATATCGCTACATTTATAGAAACCAGTGAATTAGCTGATAAAGACAAACAAAAAATTTTAGAGATGGTTCGTGATTATTATCTAGATAAAAATGAACATATTATAGATCAGTATCTAGCTACCTTAGCTCAACGTACGGTAGATAAACACTTCCCTCAAACAGGGTTTGAAGAATAATGTTTGATAATGAAAACGAAATAGCGAGACGTGTTAAGAATATATCAGAAGAGATCGAAAAACTTAAAAAATCTGCTCCTGAATTAAATTATATTGAATGCACTGTTGAAATATGTGAACGTTTTAATATTGAGTTTGAATCTGTGAAAAAAGCTTTACCAAAAGTTATAAAAGAAAAGATAGAAGCAGATGCAATGGAGCTTAACATGTTAAAATATAAAAATCCAAGGATTGCATGACAAAAGATGGATATGAAGTATACATTATGTACTTGGCTTTGCAAAGGCATTTCAGTACTAATTATGATTACTTCCAGTATAACGGTAAAGTTAAGGCGAGTACGGATGCGTATTCAAACAGAAGCGATGTGTTCAGCTTCGAGAAACTTACAAAGATCATTAAAAAAGAAGACAGAGAAGACTTCTTTGTAGCTCATTTTTTAGATAACCCTAAAGAATGGATTCGTAATATGTCAAAACAAAAGTTAGAAGAGTATAGAGCTCTATACAAAAATTTTCCAGCTAAATTTGAACAAGATATGCATTTCGTAAAATTAAACAATCCTGCTAATATGGTAAAGTGTGATGAAATGAATATCCCTCAAATACACAAATATTGTATTAACAACACTATTCAAATTGAATCAGTTATAGTATTAGATATGATATTTCCTTTTATTGAGAAACATCAAGAGGTTGTGAAAGTACCTTTTGTGTGGCCTGATTATATTAACAAGATTAATAAGTACCGGCCTTTTGTTAAGAAAAAACTTTCAAATAACTTTATAAATATTGTAGACGTTGCACGCAACGTCTTACTTTAACGAAACGACGAAACATCGAAACAGGAGAATATAATATGTCATTTCAAGATTATCTAAAAAACCGTCAAGAAGCTTTCAGCACTATGACGGACTCTCTCAAAAAAGAAGTTAATACTGAGAATCGTCCAGGTGATGATGATCGTATTTGGAAGCCTAAAATGGGTAAAGACAATACAGGTTATGCTGTAGTGCGCTTTCTTCCTGGGCAAGATATTAATAAAACCCCGTGGGTACGCGTGTATTCTCATGGCTTCCAAGGTCCTACTGGTAAGTGGTATATAGAGAAGTCGTTAACCACTATTGGCCAGCAAGACCCTGTCTCTGAGTATAACTCTAAGCTTTGGAATTCAGGTATTGAATCTAATAAAGATGTTGCACGTAAACAGAAGCGTCGTACATCATATTACGCTAACGCTTTAGTTGTAAAAGATCCAGCTAACCCTACTAATGAAGGTAAGGTTATGATCTATCAATTCGGACAAAAGATCTTTGATAAGATTATGGCTTCTATGCAACCTGAATTTGCTGATGAAGAAGCGGTTAACCCTTTTGATCTAATTGAAGGCGCGAACTTCCGTATTAAGATTAAAATTGTATCGGGTTATTGGAACTATGATTCATCTGAGTTCGAACGTAGTTCTCCCTTGTCAGAAGATGAAGGTAAATTAGAGTCTGTGTTTAATGCACAGCATGATGTACATGAAATGGTTGATCCTACAACGTTTAAATCATATGATGAACTTAATGCTAAGCTTATGGGTGTTATTGGTATGGGTGGTGAAGAGAAAGAAGCTCCTCGTCAAGTATCAGTACCTACAGCAGAGACTACAGATACACAAGAAGAATTTGCAGCAGTGTTTGAAAAGCCTTCAACTACCTCATCGTCAACAGATGATGATGATTTAGAAGATTATTTTAAATCTCTTGCATCATAAATGCCATTGTAGCGTTAGAAAAAGGAGCCAAAGGCTCCTTTTTTTATCCTTCGTTTACAGTGTAATCAACGTAATTAGTCATTGAATGGTCTTTAGCGCCATCTAAGACACCGTCTCTATAACCTCTAAACCTGTCTTTTATTCTTTGCCATGTAGTCATTTTTCTAATTTTACCGTAATGATTAATGTAAACTAGATTACCATGGTGTTTATAACCCATAAGGAATAAGGGTACTTTAGTAACAAGGTCGTTGTTATTTACAAATCTATAATGGGGTGTTTTAATATTTTTTACAAAACCTCGAGTACCTACTCTAGGAGAACCGTAAGTATATAATTCAATTGTTGAATTTAATCTAGAAGTAGCTATTGTCGCCATAGCAGCACCTAGAGAATGACCACAAATAAACAGTTGCTTTTCTTTATGATTATTGTATACTTCTAATATTTGATCCCATAACTTATCAAGTTCACGTCTGAAACCAGAGTGGACCCAACCATCTGTCATAGATTTTCT